GACTGGACATGACGCCGGCACAAGCCAAGGTGCTAAACTTTGTCCGTCGCTACATGGCGGAGCACGGCGGCGTTTCTCCGACCTATGGCGAGATTGCCGCCGGCATCGGACGGCGCTCGAAGGGCAGCGTCGTCCCGCTCGTGACGGCGCTGGAGCGCCAGGGCGCGATCAAGAGGGTGCCGGCATCGGCGCGCTCCATCGTGCTCCTGGGTCGTACAACCGGCGTCCAACCCGGCGCCGACGCCTCCGACCTCGAGAGCCGCGCGCTCTCGCTCCTCGTCGACGTGCTCGACAATCCGCTGATCACGCTGCCGGGCAACCCTCATTGCTTGCTCAGCGCCACGGGCGAGGAGCTGCGGCTGGCGCATTTCCGGCCGGACCTCAGCGAGAAGATCGCCGGACTGCTCGAGGAGGCCGGCCGATGACCAGCCGCAAGACCCCGCAGCTGTGCGTCGTCACCATCGGCGTCGACGATTATCTCCTGGCGCTCGCGGACGGGCTCAAGCTCGTGGACATCATGACGCGGGCGCTTTGCGTCGAGCGGAAGTGGGGCGGCGATCTGCTTTCGACCTACCACGTCCATCCCGACCTCAAGCCGCCCATTAGCCTGACGCTCGTCCAGCCCAACCAGATCGAGGACACCAGCGCAGAGCCCTGGCGCCGGCGCGGCGGCCTCCAAATCGAGGGGCCGCGATGACCGAGCCCCGCATCTCGCTCGCCCAGCAGGCCGAGGCCGTCGACTTCGCGCTCGCGCGCCAGGTGAGCCTGGCCAACGGCGCCACCGTCAAGGGGAAGCGCGGCGGCTCGGCCGAGCGCTACGACGTGCAGCGCCTGCAGGCCGCGCGGCGCACCATCGAATGGCTGATGAGCCATGAGGCGGAGATCCGCAGCTATCTTCGCCTCCCTGAAGCGGGACGGGCGACTGCGACGATGCTGGCGAGCGAAGTCGATGCCGACACGTTGGCGGCTTTCCTCGAGCATCGGAGCGGGGATCCCAACCGGTGACGCAACAGCCCTCCCTCTTCACCTGGGACGACATCCAGTCGCTCGAGGCGGAGCGGAAGCGGCTCGCTGAGATGCTGAAGGCCATGCGGGATGCCGGCAAGCGAGGCCGGCTGCTCCGGACCGAGGGACGCCTGCAGGAAGTGACCGAGCGCATTTTGCGCCTGGCCGTCGACACCAAACGGAGGAACCGGAAATGAGCAGCTTGGCCAAGATCCATGTCGGCAAGAAGCAGCTCGGCCTCGCCGACGAGGATTATCGCGACCTCCTGGAGGGCGCCACCGGCAAGCGTTCGTCGGCCGATCTCAATGAAAGCCAGCGCCTGGCCGTCATAGACGCCATGATTAAAGCCGGCTTCAAACCCGCCGTAGCAACCGGCTCGAGGATCCGCTCGCCGCATCCCCATGTGCGCAAGGTGTTTGGTATCTGGGGCGAAGCCTTCCGAGCTGGCGCTGTCGAGAAGGGCTCGCGCCAGGCTCTTGCCGCCTTCGTGAAGCGTCAGACCGGCATCTCTGATCCGAACTGGCTGACGGCGCAGGACGCCAACCGGGTGATCGAGGGCATAAAGGCGATCCTCGCCCGGCATCGCGATGTCCGTCGTCAAGCCCCCGATCGCGGCGGCTCACCGTGAAGCGCGGCACGATAGAGGATCTGCGCGATACGCTGCAGCCCATTGGGGCGGAGCTGGGCTTGGAGGCGGCCGAGGCGCTGGCGCATCACTTCGGCGGGCAGCGCATCTACATCCAACCCACGATTTCCGAGGCGAGCCCGCTCCTGGCGCTGGGCGATGCAGCCGCGGCCGCGCTCTGCCGGCTTTTCGGCGGCGAGCGCCTCGATGTGCCGCTCGATCCCTACCGTCCCGAGGCCTACCGGCGCTGGGTCGCCGAGTTGGGCTCGGCCGGCCGCACCGTCAATGAGATCGCCCGCGAGCTTGGCCTCAGCTATCGTTCCGTGCAGATCATGCGCTCGGGCACGGGTGCTGCCCGGTCCGGCCGGCAGCCCAAGCGGGATCCGCGCCAGATGGACTTGCTCGACAAGGTTTGATCAAGGGGCGGGTTTGATCGGGCCATAAGGCGAAGGGTTCGCCTTCTTTTTTGAGCGGCGAGGGATCAAGGCTGGGATCGCATTGGAGCGATCCCCATGTCCGCCGCCATCACCGCCGCATCGGCGATCCAACCCGATTTCTCGAAACTGCCAGCGAACGCCCTGCATCTCAAGGGCCTGCCGCTGCCGCCCTGGCTGGCCGCCGCGACGCGCGAGCTTGGGCAGGCCGAAGTCACCGGAGCCAAGAGCAACCCGCGCATCATCGAATACCGCAAGCTCGCGGACTGCGCGTTGGGCGGTGACGACGGCGCGGTGCCCTGGTGCGCGATCTTCATCAACGCAATGCTGGCGTTGGCCGGAATCAAGGGATCCGGCTCGGCCATGGCGCGCAGCTTTGCCCAGCGCCCGGATCTCTTCGAAAAGCTCAGCAGCCCGGTCGTCGGCTGCATCACGGTCATCAGCTCGTCGCGCGGCCCTGCGTCCGGCCATGTCTTCTTCTACTCGGCCGAGAACGGCCTGATGTTCCAGGCGCTCGGCGGCAATCAGAACGACAGCGTCAATGTCTCCATGTTCCAGCGCGCGAAGCTCGTCGGCCACTATTGGCCGAGGGGGTATTCAAAGCCGCCCGCGCCCTTCGACAAGCCTGTGAAGCTCGCTAGGCCGCTGCTGCCGCATGAGCGCAAAGCCGTGAGGGACGCATGATCCCGCCGCGGACGAAGTCAGTCGGCGAGGCGTCAGGGGCTAAGCTGCCAGCCCCTGGAGACAGCGACGTCTTCGCGCTTCTGATCGAGGAAGCGGTCGACGCCGCTCGCGAAGATGGCGTCGGCTGGAGCGATATCGTCTCGGTGTTGGAGTTGAGGCTCTATGCCGCGCGCGAAGAGCTGGAGGCGGAGCTCGACGATGGCGCGTAACCTAGCGTTCCTCAAATGGGTCATCGTCCTGACGGTTTGGGGCCTCGTCTGCCTGATCGGCGCGAAGATGGCCGCCGCCCATTCCTTCTACCCGTGGGAATGCTGCTCGGACCAGGATTGCTGGCCAATGGGCGATGCCGCCGATGCGCGTGAGCCGGAGCCTTCCGTAACCCCTTCTGGCTGGCGGCTCGCCGATGGCGAGATCGTGGCCTATGCGGCGGCGCGGTCCTCACCTGACGGACGCTTTCATGTCTGCCGCAAAGGCGGTCGCGCCGACGGTGCCGCGATCCGCCCGCCTGGCAAGGCGGTTTGCCTTTGGGTTCCGATGGGAGCGAGCTGATGGCCCGCGCTCAGCGTCCCGTTGCGAAACCCTCCTACAGCCTCACCCGGCAAGCCTTCTGGGTGAGCTTCGTGCTGGCTTGGGGTCTCGTGCTCTGGATCGTCTACGCAGCAATTCACCGCGGCTCGGCCGAGGCGGTGTCGCTCGCCAACATCGTCATTCCCTCCATGGTGATGATGGTGGCGGCTCTACTGGGCATCCACCGCGCCTTCGGTGCGGTCGACATGCGTACGCTGGCGGCTGCGCAGGTGGCGGCGCCTGAGCAGGACCCTGTCGAGCGGACCCCTGTCGAGCGGGACTTGGCCGAGGAAGCGAAATGATCCCGTTTCTCTTCCCAATCCCGCGTTGGCTCCTCCCGCTCGGCCTCTGCGCGCTGATCTTCGCGGTCGGCGGCCTGGGCTTCTGGCGCGGCATGGTCGCGATCGAGCAGATGACGGCGTCGGCGGCGCAGGCGTCGCGCGAGGAGCGCGATCGGTACTGGGAAGCAGAGATCGCCAAGGCCAACGCCATCCACGAGGCCGCCCGCGCCGCCCAGGTCGCCGAAGCGCTGCGCGCGGAGGCCGAGGCGCGCCAGGCGCAGTCGGTCATCCAGAATCAGCTCAGAACACTGGAGGCCCGCAATGCGGCTCTACCTCAAGGCGGCCGTTGCGGCGTCGATCGCGCTCGCATCCGTCTCCTGCAGGGCAACCGGTGATACGGTCGTGATCGCAGCCCCCGCCCCGCCGCCATCCGTGCCGCCGACAGCTCTGCAGCGCTGCCGCGATCCGCAGGCCTTGCCCGATCGCGATCTCACGTCCGTCGAGGCGACCGGCTTCTGGGCGCGGGATCGTGCGTCGCTGCGCGATTGCGAAACCCGCCGTGCCGCCGTGACCGCGGCACTCGCGAGGCCATCGCAATGAACGACCCATCGGTTCTATCGGTCCTGAGGGATTGGCTCTCCGTCATCTCGCTCTTCGGCGTCATAGCAACCGCCGCAGCGCTCAACTGGCTGCGCGGACATTTCGTGAGCAAGCCGGATTTCTCGGAAGCAAGAGCCACGGCGAAGTCCGATCTTATGGAGGGAAAGGCCGAGCACCTTAAGGCCTGCCTGAAGATCGAGGTGCTGGAGGATCGTCTCGCGAAGGTCGAAGGGGAGCTGAAGCATTTGCCGGACAAGGTCGGGATGCACCGCATGGAACTGACGATGTCGGACATGCAGGGCGACATGAAGGTGATCATCGAGCGCATGAACTCGATCGCGGCCACTGGCGACCGGCTCCAGGAGTTCCTGGTCGATCAGGCGCGGCAGGCGGTGAAGCCCCGATGAGCATGGACCGGATCTACCGCGAGGATGCACGGCTCATCATGCTGAAGGCGCTCGCCGCGCAGCCAAGCGAGACGCTCCATTCAGGGCACCTGCAGGACGGGCTTAAAACCTTCGGCATCAACGAGGAGCGGGCCTGGGTCCATGGCGAGCTGGAATGGCTGGCCCGCATGGGGGCCGTCAGTCTCGTAGACAACGGCAGCATCAAGGTCGCGACCCTCACCGAGAAGGGAGCTCGCCATCTGCAGCGCGCCATCGTCATCGAGGGCGTCAAGCGGCCGTCGCGCATCGGCGAGGACGTCGTCGCGGCTGGCCTCGCCACGATACGCGGGCGCCTGGAGGGATGAAATGGCGCATGACGCAGCGACCCGCCGCGAGGCGCGCGCCAAGCACGTCTACGATCGTCTGACGCTTCCCCAGATCGCCCTGGCGGTCGGGGTGTCGGAACCGACGCTGCGGCGCTGGAAGGCTGAGGCCCGGGCCGATGGCGATGACTGGGACCAGGCTCGCGCCGCATCCGCCATGGCGGGCCAGGGCCTCGAGCGGATCGTCGCGCAGGTGGTGCAGGATTACGTTGTGCAGCACCAGGCCACCATCGACCAGCTGAAGGAAGCGACCCTCCAGCCCGGCGACAAGGCGAAGATCCTTGCCGCGCTCGCCGACAGCTTCAACAAGACCGTCAGCGCTGCTGGCAGGCTGACGCCGAAGATTTCCGAGCTTGGCGTTGCGATGGACGTCCTCGATCGCCTCGCAAAGCATGTCGCGGCCCGCCGCCCCGAGGGGGCTGATGCCCTTTTGGCTGTCCTCGAACCCTTCGGCGCGGATCTGTCGAGGGTCTATCAGTGACGGACCATGCGGCCGCGGGCAGCTTCATGCCGAAGCCGAACCTCTCCGAGCGCGGGTTTCGCGACGAGGTCGCGGCCCTCACCGATCGGCTGCGCCGCACGATCGAGGCGAAGGTCGGCGGCTTCGCGGTCGACGACGCGGCGAAGGCTGCCCGGCTTGCCTCCGTGCGCGATCCCGCGCATGGCTTCCGCGCCTTCGCCGAGACCTATTTCCCGCATTACCTCACCTCAGCCCCGAACCTCCTCCATCTTCACCTCTTCGACCGACTGCCAGAGATCGCGCACCGCGCCGGACGCGCCACGGATGAGAAGCGCGGCGCGCGCGAGGTGGTGATCAGCCCGCGCGGCTCGGCCAAGTCGACGTTGGTGAGCCAGATCTTCCCGATCTATTGCGTGTGCCTGGGACTGCGCCGCTACGTCGTGATCGCCATGGACACGTTCGAGCAGGCGGCTCTGATGCTGGAGGCCATCAAGGTCGAACTGACCGACAATCCCCGCCTGCGCGAGGATTTTCCGCAGGCCTGCGGCGCCGGCCCGACCTGGCGCGAGGGCTTGGCCGTCACGGCCTCCGGCGTCCGGCTCGATGCGGTCGGCGCGCGCCAGAAGTTGCGCGGCCGCCGCCATGGACCCTACCGGCCCGATCTCGTGGTGCTCGACGACATCGAGAACGACGAGAACGTGCGCAGCCCCGAATACCGCGACAAGCTGGAGAGCTGGGTCCTCAAGGCGGTGCTCAAGCTCGGCCCGGCCGACGGCTCGATCGACGTGCTGATGGTGGGCACGCTCCTCCATTTCGACGCTGTGCTGCGCCGCCTGGCCGACAAGCCGACCTGGAAGGCGCAGGCCTTCAAGGCCCTGGTGCGCCTGCCCGACCGGATGGATCTGTGGGAGCGCTGGGAGGAGGCCCTGCGCAACGAGGGCGAGGCTGCGGCCGACGCCTTCCACCGCGAGAACCAGATGGCCATGGCCGAGGGCGCGATCGTCAACTGGCCGCAGCTGCAGCCGCTGATCTTCCTGATGAAGGAGCGGGCCGAGAGCCCGTCGGCCTTCGCCTCCGAGTACCAGAACGAACCGATCGCCGAGAACGCGCCGTTCCGCGACATCGCCTTCTGGGTCGAGCGCCGGCCCAAGCTCGTGCTGTTCGGCGCGATCGACCCGTCGCTTGGCAAGCGCGGCGCGCATCGCGACCCGTCGGCCATCCTGATCGGCGGCTTCGACGCCGAGGCCGGCCGGCTCGACGTGATCGAGGCCTCGATCCGACGCCGGCTGCCCGACGTCATCATCTCCGAGACGATCGAATTGGCCCGCATCCACCAGCCGGCGCTCTGGTTCGTCGAGAGCGTGCAGTTCCAGGAGTTCCTGCGCACCGAATTGATGGCGCGCGCCGTCAAGGCCGGGGTGGCGCTGCCGGCGATCCCGGTGATCCCCAACACCGACAAGCGCCTGCGCATCGAGCGGCTGCAGCCGCCGATGGCCGCGGGCCTCATCCGGCTGCACGCCTCGCAGACCACGCTCCGCGAGCAGCTCCAGCAATGGCCTGGCGCGGCGCATGACGACGGCCCCGACGCGCTCGAGATGCTGTGGACGCACGCGGTCCAGTATGGCGCCGGGCTCGCGGGCGGCATGGCGGGGCAGTCGATCGGCCTGGGCGGACAGCGCGTCCGCCGCCGCCTGGAGGGCTTCAGACTATGACGGACGCCGAAAGTCCCGCCGCCAGCAACAAGAACTTGCCCAGCACGAAGAACTTGCCCGCCGACGCGCGCAAGCTGATCGCCCATGCGCGCAACGACATAACGATCCCGCAGTTCACGACGGTCCTGCGCCCGACCGACGCGGTGCTGGCGGAGCGCGGCGGGCAGAGGGGGCTGGCGCTCTACGACGAGATCGAGCGCGACCCTCACGCCTACGCCGTGCTCCAGAAGCGCAAGTTCGCGCTCGTGGGCCGCGACTGGACGATCGAGCCGGCGACCGACGCCGAGGCCGACCAGGCGGCTGCCATGATGGTCCAGCATGCGCTGGCCGAACTCAACTTCGACCAGCTCTGCCTCGATCTCCTCGACGCCACGCTCAAGGGCTACGCGGTCGCCGAGATCGTCTGGACGCGCCGCGCCGGCCTGATCGCGCCGGAGCGCATCGTCGCCCATGATCCCCGCCGCTTCGCCTTCGACGAGCATTGGCGGCCGCGCCTCCTGACGATGGCCGCTCTGTCCGAGGGCGAGGAGCTGCCGGACCGCAAGTTCATCACCCATCGCTTCGGCGTCAGGGGCAACGATCCCTACGGCCTGGGGCTCGGCTCGAAGCTGTTCTGGCCGGTGCTCTTCAAGCGCGAGGGCATCGCCTTCTGGCTGACGTTCCTCGAGAAATACGCCTCGCCCATTCCCGTGGGCAAATACCCGATCGGCACTTTGCCCGCCGACCAGGACCGCCTGCTGCGCACCTTGCAGGAGATGGTCCAGGCCGGCGCCGTCGTGGTGCCGATCGGCTCCGAGGTCGACTTCCTGGAGGCCGCGCGAGCGGGCAACGCCTCCTATGAGGATTGGTGCCAATATTGGGATACCCAGATGGCGCTCGCCGTCTTCGGCTCGACGCTGGCGACCAACGTCGCCGGCCAGGGCTCGCGCGCGGCGGCCGAGACGCACAAGGAGGCCGAGGAGCAGATCATCGACGCCGACAGCGATCTGCTGGCCGACACGCTGCGCGGCACGCTCTTCCAGTGGCTGGTGGATTTCAACCGGCCGGGCGCCGCGCCGCCGCAGCTGCGCCGCGTGCGCAACAAGAACGCGCTCCAGGAGGAGATGCTGCGCGCGCGCCGCGCCGCCAACGCGGCGGCCGAACTGGGCGTGCTCTTCGACCTCCAGGCGAGACTGGGGCCGGAAGCCTTCGCTCAGGGCGTGCGGGATCTCGCCGACGCCGGCATGCTCCCCGATTACCCCGACGACATGCTCAAGCGCCTGGCGCTGGCCAAGCCTTTGCCGTCCAGCGCCCCGCCGACGAACGCGACGCCGGCCGCGTCCGGCGGCGAGCCGCCGCAGACCGAGGACCGCGCCATGGAGCGCCAGCTGCAGTTCGCGGCTGCCGATCACGACCATGGCGTCGGCGCGCTGGGCCTGCAGCTCGAGGGCTTCGCCGAGCCGGCGATCGGCGATTGGCTCGACCTGGTCCGCCGCGAGATCGGACGCGCCGAGGCCGCGGGCGAGAGCCTCGAGGATCTGGCCGGCCGCCTCGCCGCGCTCGATCCCGAACTGACGCTCGATCAGCTGGGCAACCTCGTCGCGCCCGCCTTCGCCGCGGCCGAGCTGCAGGGCCGGAGCGACGTGCGCGACGCGGTCGATGATGCGGCGGCGAGGCGCCGCCGGCGCATGCGGGCTCGCTAGGCCGTGGCGGACGCCGTTCGGCCGTCATCCGCGTGGGGGCAAGAGTTCGAGGAGGCGCTGCGCTTCTTCCGGCAGAAGATCGACCTGCCGTCTGCGACCTGGCGGGACATCGAGGGCCGCTCGCACGATCGCGCCTTCGTCGTGGCCGGCGCGATGAAGGAGGCTCTGCTCTCCGATCTGCGCGCCGAGATCGACCGGGCGATCGCCGGCAAGCTCAGCCTCGCCGACTTCCGCAAGAACTTCGACGCGATCGCCGCGCGCCATGGCTGGACGGGCTGGACGGGCGAAGGCAGCGAGGCCGGCCGCGCCTGGCGCACGCGCGTGATCTACGAGACGAACCTGAGAACCGCCTATGCGGCCGGGCGCTACGCCCAGATGACGGACCCCGACGTCGTCCGGGTCCAGAAATGGTGGCGCTACCGCCATGCCTGGACGCGCGTTCCCGAGCGCGAGCGGCCCGAGCATGCCGCCTGGGACGGCCGCGTGCTCGCCTGGGACGATCCCTGGTGGGAGGCGCATTACCCGCCCAACGGCTGGAACTGCTCCTGCGGCGTCGAGACCTTGTCGGATGAGGATCTGGAGGAGGAGGGCGTCAGGCCCGACGAGACGCCGCCCTCGCGCACGCGCCCCGTCCGCGATCCCAAGACCGGCGAGACCGTCCAGGTGCCGGTCGGCGTGGATTTCGGCTGGGATCATGCGCCCGGCCGCAACTGGGCGAAGGGATTGGTCCCGAAGGAATTGGAGCGGCCGCTGCTGCCGGCTGGCGCGTCGGGACCGGTCCGGCCGCCGCCGGCGATGCCGACGCCGAGGCCCTTCCGCGCGGATGTCCTGCCGGCCGACACGCCGCCGGAGAGGGCCGTCGAGCGGTTCCTGGCCGAGTTCGGGGCTGCGCCCGACAAGCCGGCGCTGTGGCGCGATCCGGCCGGGCATGCGCTGCCGATCGGCGGCGATCTGTTCCAGCGGCTCGACGGCTCCTCCAAGAGCGCCGACCGCGACCGGCATCTGCAGCTGCCCCGCCTCGCGGAGGCGATCAAGGATCCCGACGAGATCTGGCTCGACTGGATGCGCCGGCGCGATACGGGGCTCTACGTCCTGGTGCGCCGCTACCTGAGGGCCGCGCCCGACGGGGCGGGCTTCGCGTCCTTCTCCTGGACGTCGGACGGCTGGGAGGGCTCCACCGTCTTCGCGCCGGAGAAGGGCCGTCAGGCCAAGCCCAGCTTCGAGTATCTGGAGCGCCAGCGCGCCGGCGCGCTGCTCTGGCGCCGAAACGACTGAGGGCGGCGCTGGTGGCGGCCCGCCCTCATGTTCGATCCGCGATGGAGACCCGCCACCGGGTCGCGTCTCGACGCCCTCGATATAGCCTTGGAGCCTCCAGATGACAACGATCCAGGTGCGCGTGAGCCCCGGAGCCGCCAGCGCTGCGGCGACCAAGGCGCTCGACGAACTGGCGGCCAAGTCGAGGAACGTCGCCGGCGGCCTTAAGGTCGTGGGCGAGAAGCTGCTGAAGAACCAGAACGACCGCTTCCGCGCCATGGAGGGGCCGGACGGAGCCAAATGGCCGAAGCTGAGGCCGCTCACTCTTCTGACGGGCGGCAGGAACAGTTCGATCATGCGGAGGTCCGGCGCGCTGATGTCGTCGGGCAACTACCGCGTCGGCGGCTCGACGCTGTCGATCGGGATCTCCGGCGTGCAGGCCGGCGTCCAGCAGTTCGGCGCGACGATCGTTCCCAAGAAGGCCAAGATGCTCGCGATCCCGAGGATGGCCGGCCGACCCTCCAAGGGCTTCTTCTTCGCCAGCAAGGTCACGATCCCGGCGCGCCCCATGGTCGGCTTCGGTCCGAAGGACGAGCGCGCGACCATCCAGGCGGTGCGCCAGTGGCTGGCGATCGAGGGGCGCTGAGGCGCTTTTCCCGGCCCGAAACGAGCTCCGCCGGAAACCGCGCCCTGTGCGGCCAAAGCGTCGCCGCGGGCGATGGCGCGGCGCAGGGCGCTCTCGCCTCGCCAGCGGCGTCAGATGGCCGTCAGAAACGGGATGGCGGGAGATGGCGCGGCGCGGATGTTGACCGGCGGGGCGAAGCGGCGGACAGTCCGGATGTCCGACCTTTCTGCGGCCGCTTTTGCGGCCGTCGCTGGCCAGCTTAATTCTGGGGCGAAACCTTCGCCTCGATAAACGCCGCCGCGGCCGCCAATCGTGGCGGCAGATGACCGCCGCAACCGCCACCCGCTCCGTCGAAGTCTTCCGGCCCGGCACCTTCACGCCGCTGTCGGGAGAGCCCGTGACGTTTTCCGCCGCCGACATGGCGGCGCTGGCCGCCGGTTACGACGCCGCCGCGGCGCCGGCTCCGGCCGTGGTCGGCCATCCCGACATCGACGCGCCGGCCTACGGCTGGGCCACGGCCTTCCGTTGGGACGCGGACGCCGGCCGGCTCCTCGCTGATCTGGGCGAGCTGGAGCCGCAATTCGCCGACGCGGTCGCCGCCGGCCGCTACAAGCGCATCTCCATGGCGCTGTTTTCGCCAGACGCCCCCAACAACCCCAAGCCCGGCGCCTGGTATCCCAAGCATATCGGCTTCCTGGGCGCGGCCGCGCCGGCGGTGAGCGGGCTCAAGCCCGTCGCTTTCTCGGGCGGCCAGATCTCGGGCGACCAGATTGGCGTGCATGTCTTCGAATTCGGCGATCTGTCCGCGCTGCGCGACGTCGCCGGGCTGTTTCGCTCGCTGCGCGAGTGGATCATCGAGAAGTTCGGCTCGGACGCCGCCGACAAGACGCTTCCCACCTGGACGATCGGCTGGATCGACGAGGCCGCCCGGCCGAGCGAGCCCGAGCCAGCATCCTTTCCAGTCTCTTCCTTCGCCGCACCACCGGAGATCCCGCCCGTGACCGACGCCGCCGCCATCGCCGCAGCCGCAGCCGAGAGCCAGCAGCTGCGAACCCGCATCGCCGAGCTGGAGACGGAGCGCAAGGCTGCCGCCCATGCGGCCAACCTCGCCTTCGCCGAGACGCTCGTGGCCGAGGGCCGCCTCACCCCCGCCGTGCGGGAGCGCGCCGTGGCGCTGCTCGACGCGCTGCCGGCGGATGGGGCCTCCCAGGTCGCCTTCGCCGAGGGCGACGCGCAGCGCGCCCTCCATCCGCGCCAGCTGCTCGCCGAGATCCTGGGCGCGCTGCCGCCGGTCGTGAGCTTCGGCCAGGCCTATATCGGCCCAGCCCCTGGCGCGGGCCTGGGCGCGGCCGCCTTCGCGGCTCCCGACGGCATGGGCGTCGACCCCGGCTCGGCCGAGCTGCACGCCAAGGCGCTCGCCTACCAGGCGGCCCATCCCACGATCGACTACATGGCGGCCGTCGCCGCCGTGAACCGCTGAGGAGCGCGCGACCATGCACTACCAGACGTTCACCCACACGGTCGCGGCGACGGGCGCAGGCCTCCAGCGCCGCTTCGTGAACCACGCCGGGGCGCAGGCCGGCGCCGCCGACGTCGTGTTCGGCGTCGCCAAGACCGACTTCGCCGCCGGCCAGGATGTCGCCGTCGACTACCTCGGCGCGATCGGCGTCGAGGCGGGCGGCGCGATCGCGCTCGGCGCGCCCATCATCCCGGACGCGCAGGGACGGGCGGTCGCCGACGCCGGCGCCGCCGCCAACCGCGTGGGCCGCGCCCTCAACGCCGTCTCGGCCGCCGGCCAGACGGTCATCGTCTGCATCAAGTAAGGACCCCGCCCATGCGCGCCATGACCACCGGACAGGCGGCCGTCGTCGACGCCGTCCTCACCAACTACGCCCGCGGCTACGCGAACCAGGAGTTCATCGCCGCGCGGATCGCGCCGGTGGCCGACGTGCCCTCGCGCTCCTCCCGCCAGCTGCGCTTCGGCAAGGAGGGTTTCCGCCGCCTCGCCACCCGCCGGGCGCCGGGCGCGCCGATCCTCACCGTCCAGTACGGCTACGCCTCCGATCCCGTCAGCCTCCAGCAGGATGCGCTGCAGGGCCTCGTGCCGGTCGAGACGGCCGAAGAGGCCGCCCGCGTGCCGGGCGTCAACATGGCGCAGACGGCCGTGCAGACGGTGCTCGACCAGCTCGACCTCGGGCTCGAGATCGACACGGCCACGATGCTGCGCTCGAGCGCGCTCTACGCCGCCTCGAACAAGGCGACGCTGGCGGGCTCCAGCCAGTGGTCCGACCCCGCCTCCGATCCCAAGGGCGACATCGACGACGCCAAGAGCGCGATCCGCCGCATGATCGGCCGCAACCCGACGACGCTGGTGCTCGGCCCCGACGTGTTCCTGGCGCTGACGAACCATCCGAAGATCAAGGAGCAGTTCAAGTACACGAGCGCCGAAAGCATCACCGAGACGATGCTGGCGCGGTTCTTCCAGCTGCGCGAGGTCGTGGTGGGCAACGGCGTCTACCTGCCCGACGGCGCGGCCGACGGTTCGGCCGCGACCGACATCTGGGGCAAGGACGCGATCCTGGCCTACGTGCCGCAGGGCGGCAACTGGATGGTGCCCAGCTTCGCCTACACCTACCGGCTCATGGGCTACCCCATGGTCGAGAGCCCCTGGTACGACCGCGACGTGAAGTCATGGAAGTACCCGACCACGGTGGAGCGCCGCCCCTACATGGTCGGCGGCGACGCTGGCTTCCTGTTCACCGCGGCTGCGGGCTGAGGAGGCGGCGATGGCGAAGAAGCAGAAGCAGGATCTGGGAGAGCTGGTGGAGTGCAAGGTGCTCTCGCCGCTCAAGTACGACGGCGAGCGCCATGAGCCTGGCGCGGAGATCGCGCTGCCCCAGCGGCTCTACGACGATCTGGCTGCGATCGACGTGGTCGGTCCGCTGCCGCCCAAGGCGGCGGCGAAAGACAAGCCGGCCGCCTGACGATCCCGTAGCGAAACGAACCAGGACAAATCCGGGGACAGCGGAACGCCTAGCCGGGCGGGGTTCGGACTAGGCGAGCGCGGCGCGGACCGCGCGCCTCCGGAGGGCGGGCCAAGCCCTCCACCATCATCCCGCGGCGTCGGCCGCGACAGAGAGAGACGATGCTTCTGACGGTCGAGGACATGGCGGCTGCGTTCGGCGAGGAGGAGATGCTCCAGATCGCCGGCGACGGCCCGCGCGACATGCGCGTCCTCGACCGCGCCCGCGTCGAGGAGGCGATCCAGCACGCCTCCGGCATCGTGGTCGGCTACGTCCGCGACCGCTGGCCGGCGGCCGTCTCCGGCACGCCCATGCTCAAGGGCTTCGCCGCCGACATCGCCCGCTGGCGCCTGCGCGGCCGCGGCGGCCAGGCCTCCGCCATGAACGAAACCGTGCAGAAGCGCTACGACGAGGCCATCCAGCGCCTCAAGGACATCGCGGCCGGCCGCCTGACGCTCGATCTCCAGCCCGATCCGGGCTCCGAGGCGACGCCGGCCGCGACCGAATTGCGCATCACCTCCGTCATGCCCGAAGCGCGCGGACCCTCGCTGATCGCGGGCTGGCGCTGATGAACGCGCTCGCGCCTCCGCCGTTCGCGGCCCACGATCTGCCGGCCGATCATCCGCTGGCGGCGGCCGCGCGGCCTCCCGAGCGGCTCTCGCCGATCGACGCGATCGTCGCTGCCGGCGTGAAGCGCTTGGCCGACCGGCTGCCGCCGGCCGTGCGGGTCGAGGCCTTCCCCGACAAGATCGAGGCCTTCGACTTCGAGGGCTCCGACGCCGCCGTCCTGGTGATCTACGACGGCGGGCGCTTCGAGGAGGCGGGTCCCGTCGGCGGGCAGGGCATGCGTCAGACGGTGCGCTTGGCCGTCGTGCTTTTGACGCGCGAGCTGCGCGGCCCGCGCGGCGCCAACGGCCTCATCCACGAGATCGCGACGGCGCTGGCCGGCGAGAGCCTGGCCGGCTCCACGGGGCTGAGGCCGATCGAGGCCGAGCTGGAGCAGGAGAGCGAAGGCGTCTGGCGCCACCGCGTCCTGTTCGAGGCCCGCATTCCCTTCATCCCGTCGCGGCGCGCTTCGCAGCACCCGCTCCTCAACCGCACGCCGTCAGACCAGATCTAGGAGGCTCCATGAGCGAGCATGAGAAGTCGGGGCAAGACAAGGACTACGTCTGGAAAGGGCCGGCGACGCTCGTCGAGGTCTGGACCGAGCCGCCAGAGGGCGGCGACGCGAAGCCCGAACTCGTCTTCTCCGGACAGATCGCTCCTGGCCGCCCGATCGGCGCGCCGCTGCCGTCCGACAACAGCCAGGTCCGGGGCTGGCTCGCCTTCAAACTGATCGAGGAGGTCGCGGCCGGGCAGGCCAGCTCTGGGCAGGCCAGATCTGAGCAGATCAAGCTCGAGGCGGCCTCTCCCGATCGTCCCGCCCGTCAAGCCCGCAGCAAGGAGGCCATCGATGGCTGAGTATCACCACGGTCCGGAGGTCATCGAGCGCTTCGAGGCCGGCCGCGTCGTCCGCGACGTCAAGGCCGCGACCATGATGCTGGTCGGCACAGCGCCGATCCAGACGATCCACACGACGCCCGAGGCGCGTGCGAACTACATCGAGAAAGACATCATCATCCGCACCAAGGAAGATGCCGTCGCCGCCTTCGGTCCCTTTTCGGGGGCGACCACGGCCGGCAAGAACTACACGATCCCCAATGCGCTGCATGCGATCTTCAACAAGGATCGCGGCCGGGGCGCCGGCACCATCATCGTGCGCAACGTCTTCGATCCCGATGTCCATAAGACGGGCGTTACGCCCGACCCGGCGCTGATCACGCCGGCCATGATCTCGGGAGCGCTCGGCGTCGACGGCACGCCGACCGGGTTCGAGGCCGCTTTCTACACCTATGCGAAGTTCGGCTACTTCCCCCGCCGGCTGATCGCGCCTGGCTTCACCACCGCGCTGGCGGTGCGCCAGAAAATGCTCGCCGTCGCCAACAAGGTCCGGGCGCATGCCATCACGGACCTGCCGATGGGCCTTACCAAGCAGGCGATCGTGCAGCAGAGGGGCGTGGCTCAACCCTACCAGCTCGGCGACGATCGCCTCGTCTATTGCGCGCCGCATCTGAGGGCGCTCGATCCCTCAGGCGAGAGCCAGAGCCTCCAGCCGTTCAGCCAGCATTTCGGGGGCGTGTGGAACGAAGTCGTCAACCGCGAGGAAGGCGACGATGACGGCGGCGTCGCGGCATCGCCCTCGAACCGCAAGATGATCGACGTCTCCGGCCTCGAAATCCCGCTCACCTTCTATCCGGGCGATTATTCGAGCGACACCAACTTCCTGAACGAGGCCGGCATCGTCACGGCCAACATGGGCGAGTTCGGAGGCGGCATCGTCACCTGGGGCGCGCATGCGTCCTCCCAGGGTGCGACCTCAGCCAGCCAGGTCACGAAGTGGCTCCACATCCGGGCGATGTACGACATCCTCCATGAGAGCATCCAGTGGCACCTGATGCCCTACGTGGATCGCCGCGGCACGCCCCAGCGGATCGAGTACATCGAGGAGCAAATCCAGAAGTACGTGAACCGCAAGGAGCGCGACGGCTGGCTCTACGGTGGCCGGTTCCGCTTCGACCGTCAGAAGAACACGCCCGAGGAAATCCTCGGCGAAGGCCGCTTCTGGTACCGGCTCGACGGTGCGCCCATGGGCATCATGCACCGCATCACGGTCGAGAGCTATATCGACATGAACCTCGTGCGCTCGGCCCTCGGGCTCGGCGGCGGCGTCAACTAAGGAGCCCCGCCCATGCGCGAGATCAGGATCGGCCAGACCACGAACTGCGACATCTACCTCGATGGCAACCGGCTCGTGGGCCGGGTCAAGGAATTCGAGGTCGACAAGGTCTCCTACGAGCGCGTCACCCACGAGGCGCTCGGCATGGTGGGCAAGGTCAAGCTGCCCGGCCGGACGCTGGAGCCGATCGACGCCAAGATCAGCTTCTCGTGGCTGGAGACGGAGGTGATGGTGCGCACCGCCGATCCCCGCTCGGCGATGACGTTCCAGTTCGAGAAGTTCGTCGATATCTTCGACCAGACCGGCCTCGTGGTGGGCGAGGGCTACCGCATCATCACGACGGCGACGCTCCTGTTCGCCGAGGAGGCGATCGACGCCTTCAAGAACGGCGACGATCCGATCGGCCGCGAGCATGAATGCTCGGTGATCCGCTACGTCGTGAAGTCGACGGAGACCGACCAGTTCATCCGGGAATACGCGCCCTTCGAGAACATCAACCGCGTCGACGGCCGGGACGTCTGGCCCGCCTACTGACGCAAGACCGCCTGCTGACGCATTCTCCCTGACGTCCGACGGCGCTGTTTCAAGGCGCCGTCTTTCGTCGCTTCTTTTTCGCCCCGCCGCATCCGAAGGACCGATCCATGGACACCGCACCATCCTCCAGCGCTCCCGCCGCGCCCGCTCCCGTCAAGGCTGGAGCCGACGCGCCCCTCATGATGCGCGAGCCGAAGACGTTCTTCCTCGCCAAGTCGAAGGTTCTACTCGAGTACGACGCTGACCCGTCCGTGGCGCAGGTGCTCGCCGCCCAGAAGGCGGCCGGCAAGGAGAGCGGGCTCTTCGTGCTTTACCTGGCGCAGGCCACCGCCACCTTCGACGGGAAGCGCTGGACCATGGGCGAGATCCGCGAGCGCATCAGGGGCAAGGATTACCTGGCTCTCGCCGGCGAGATGCTCGGCGACGTGACGGGCGATGACGACAAGGCCGGCGACAAGGCGGGCGGGGGGGCGTCGGGAAACTGACGTCGGGCCGGCGCGTCTGGCCCTCCCATAACGCGGTCGTCGCCATGACGCGGGACGGCTTCGGCTTCGAGGCGCTGCTCTCCATGGCGACCTCGGATTTCCGCGTCTGGTTCGGCGAATGGGAAAGCCAGCGCAAGGCCGAGGCGGAGGCCGCCAAGGCGGCGCGGGGCAAAGCTCGATAGGCAGAGGGAGGCGAAGACATGCGGGTCGAGCTGATCCTCGAAGCGATCGACAAGGCGTCGGGGCCGCTCAACCGCGTCCAGCAGACCGTCGACAAGATCAACGCGACCAAGCCGCCGCCGCTGCCCACCGCCCCGGCGCGCCAGCCGTCCATGCCGCCGCCGGCGCCGCCGGCCGCCCTTACACAACAGCAGAAACTAGAGGCAGCGGCGTCGAAGCGCGATCAGGCGCGTGGCGGTCTGTTCGATGCGATCGGTACAGCCGCGGCTGTCGCCGCTCCGATCACCAAGGCGGTCCAGCAATTCAACGCCTATGAGGATGCTCTCACGGACGTCGGCCTCAAATCAGATCTGTCCGGCGCGAAGCTCACGGCGCTCGGGGAGCGCATTCGCGGTCAGTCGCGCGCCCTCAACACGAGTTCGATCGAGCTGCTTGGCGGCATGAACAAGCTGATGGAAGGCGGGCTTGATGCTTCGGCGGCGGAAAAGGCGCTAGGACATGTCGCTAAGGCCGCCATCGCGACCAAGACCCCGGTCGATGATCTGGGCCAGTTGACGGTCGCGATGATCAACAACGGCAAGATCGGAGCCGACGAGGTTGGAAAAGGGCTGTCAGCGCTGGCAACGGCCGGAAAGCTCGGCAATGCCGAGCTCAACAAGATGGTGCCCTACCTGCCGCGCCTGACGTCGCAGTTCGCGACGCTCGGCAGCACCGGCGTTCCTGCCGTCGCTGACATCGGAGCCGCCTTCCAGGTGGTGAACGGCGTGGTCAACAACATGGAGGGTTCGGCCGCCGGCATCCGAGACATGATGAGCAAGATCACGGCCGACAAGGCCGAGAAGGCCTTCAAGGCCGCAGGCATCGACATCAACAAGGTGATGAAGGAAGCGACGGCTGCAGGGCGGCCGCTCGATGCCATTTTAGAGACAATGCAGAAGTTCACAGGCGGCGATCTGACCAAGATCAACGACATCTTCGGCGACGTTCAGGCGCAGCAGGCGGTCCGCGCCCTCCTCCAGAACTTGGAAAAGCTGCAGGAATTCAGGGAAAAAGCGCGCAATGCCGGCGATGTCATCGGTCAGGACTTTCTGACCCGCATGGGGCTCGGCGTCGAGAAGACGAAGGCATTCACGACGGCGATGTCCGAACTCGGCGTCACCGTCGGCCAGGCGCTCGCCCCGATGGTGGGAGCCAAGATGGAGGCGTTGACGAAGATCGTCTGGCAGCTGGAGGCTTGGGCCAAGGCGAACCCCGAGCTGATCTCGACAATAGCACAGGTCGCAACGGCGGTGGCCGGGCTGCTGGTGGTGCTGGCGGTCGCAAAATTCACATTCGGGCTTCTCGCCTGGGGGGTGCGCGCGGTGCTGGGTCCGCTCCGCATCCTCGGCGTCGTGTTCCGCTTGCTGCTGTCGCCCGTGCGGTTCCTGATTGGGCTTTTCTGGGGCATGGGCTCGGCGATGGCGGCCGCCGCCGGGGCGGCCGGCGGCTGGGGCGTCCTGCTGGCGGCGCTGGGGCGCGGGCTTCTGACGCTGCTCGTCAGTCCTCTCCGGCTCGCGGCCATGGCCGTGATGGCGCTCGGCCCCGCCTTCGCGGCGCTGGGCGCGGCCATCATGGCGACGCCGGTAGGCTGGATCATAGCGGCAGTCGCGGCGATCGCGGCGGCGGCGTATCTCATCTACCGCAACTGGGGCGCGATCGGGCCGTTCCTTGCTCGCGTCTGGCAGTCCATTGTTGATGGCCTCGCCAGCGCCTGGGCCTCGGTTTCGGCTGGCGCGGCTCGCCTCGGCCAGGCGCTGCTCAATGGCCTTCAATCGGGTTGGGCGGCGGTGACGGGCTGGTTCGCCGGGCTCTCCTGGCCGACCCTGCCTTCCTTCACCGCGATCATCGGCGATGTCTTCGCCCCGATCGTCGACGGCCTCAAGCGCGGGTGGCAGGCAATTACAGGTTGGTTCGCCGGCCTCACCTGGCCGACGTTGCCGGATTTCCCCAATCCTCTCGCAGCTATCCAGGCGGCGTTCGATCCGGTCATCAGATGGATCGAAGACTGGGGAGGACGCCTGGGCGGTGCCCTCGCCAACGCCTTCGGCAAGATCAACGACTTTCTCGACGGCCCCGCCAAGAAGATCACCAGCGCGATCGGCACCGTCACGAACGGGCTTTCGATGATCAGCGATAAGCTGTTCGGCCCCGACAAGTCGGCCGCTGGAGCACAGGCTACTGCCGAGCAGGCAGTTGCCGCCAAGACGGCGCTCGACGCGATCGGGCCTGCGGCTGCGGCGGCGCAGGGACAGGCGAGCGCCGCGCTCACCGTCGTTCAATCCATCCCGCCCGCTGCCCAGGCTGCGGTCCAGGCGGCGTCAGCGACGCTGGCCTCCGCCAACTTCCATTCCCACGGCGTGGCGATGATGGCGACGCTGGCGCAGGGCATCCGAGCTGGCGCGGCCCAGGCCGTCGCGGCAGCCCAGGAGACGGTGCAGAAGATCCGCAATCTCCTGCCGCATTCGCCAGCGAAGGAAGGCCCGCTTTCGGATCTCCATCGCGTCAAGTTCGGGCAGACCCTGGCCGGAGCGATCCAGCTCGGTGCGCCCTCGGCGATCGCCGCGGCCGCGACGCTGGCCGCCGGTCTCGCCGCCGCGGTTCCCTCAGCCGTGGCCGGTCCCGCGGTGCAACCGACAATGGCCTCGCCGGCCTCGGGCGGCGGCTCGGCCGAGGGCGGGGGCGGGGGCGGGGGCGGCGGCGGCGATGCCGGCGGACCGATCACAGTCAATTTGACGCTCTCGCCTAACTTCGCCGGTGGCGGCGGCGGTGAAGCCTTCGTCGAGCAGCTGCGCGAGGCGCTGCCCAACGTGGCGCATGAGCTGGCCGAGGCGATCCGCGGCGAGATGGATCGCCGCGACCGCACGAAGCATTGAGGGGATAGACCATGACATTCGCCCTGCTCGGCGACATACGCATCGGCGATGCGGCCTGGACCGGACCGACGCGCCTGCAGGAGGCGCGAAAGGCCACGCTCGTCGAGCACAAGGTCGCTCGGGGCAAGCCGGTCTTGCAGGACATGGGCGACGAGCTCGACGGCAAGACCATGGAATTCTTCTTCGACGAGACGTTCTGCGAGCCCATGGACGAGGCGGACAAGCTGGCGGCAGCCTTCGCCGCACGCGAACCGCTGGCCTATGTGGGCGGCGATGGCGCATTCGCGGGGGTGCGCTTCCTGGTCGAGGATTACGGTGTCGACACTCTGAAGACGACGCCCCGCGGCCGGCCCGTGCGGATGCGCGTGCAGGCCAAGCTCAAGGAATGCCCGGCCGCCAACCCACTCGACGTCTTCTCGGCGATCGCGGCGGGCGCTGCCGTCGGCCTCTCGCCGTTGGCCTCGCTCTCCGTGGAGGTCAGCGTATCAGTGCAGCTGGGACCCGTCAGCCTCTCGGCCGGCGTGTCCGCCAGCGTGCGGCTTTGACCATGCGCTACCTCAACCACACCACCGGGCCTGCCGAGCGCTGGGACCACCTGGCTTATCGCTACTATGGCGACGCCAACCGCTTCGGCCCGATCATCCGCGCCAACCGTCGGCTGTTTCCCGAGGAGGGCTTGCCGGCCGTGCTGCCGGCGGCGCTGGAGCTGCGCATCCCGATCCTCGATCCCGAGCCGCTGGCGGCCAATCTGCTTCCGCCCTGGAAGAGGGTGGCGGCATGATGATCGACCTGGGACTGCTTCTCCTGTTGCTGCACGATGGCGGCTGGCTGCTCGCTTGGCGTTCGGAGGTCAGGTTCGAGGCGGGATGGCCGCGATGCTGAAGTTCGCCCAGCCCGCGGAGCCCGCCTTTAAGCTCGTCTACAAGGGCGTCGACATCACCGACGAGCTGGCGCCGGAGATGATCTCCTGCACCTACACGGACAAGGTCCATGGCGAGGCCGACGAGATCGAATTCACGGTCCAGGACAAAGATGGAAAGTGGCGGGGCGAATGGTGCCCCGAACATGGCGACAAGGTCGATCTGTCGATCGGCTACAAGGGCCTGCCGCTGACCGACTGCGGCTCTTTCGAGCTGGACGAGCCCAAGGTCCGCATGGGCCGAGGCGGCGACACGATGACCCTTCGCGGTGTCGCGGCTCCCGTCAGCAAGAGCCTGCGCACCTCCAAGACCAAGGGTTACGAAAAGCAGACCCTGAAGCAGATCGCCGAGAAGGTGGCGAAGGAGCATGGCCTGACGATCGTCGGCAAGCCGCCCGACATCTCATTCGAGCGCGTGACGCAGCGCCGCGAGCGCGATCTCGAATTCCTGACGCGCATGGCTGACAATTACGGGGCCTATTTCACGGTCAAAGGCAAGCAGATGATCTTCGCGGATCGCTCGGAGGTCCATGAGCGCCAGCCGGTCTTCATCATCCGCGCGACGAGCGAAGACTACCTCACGGCCGATCTCCAGAAGTCGGCTAGCAAGACCTATTCCAAGGCCAAGCTCTCCTATTACGACGGCAACGAGAAGAAGAAGATCGAGGCCGAGGTCGAGGACGACAAGGTCAAGACCGGCGACACGCTCAAGATCGACGAGCGCGTGGAGAATGACGGCCAGGCCAAGAAGCGGGCGGAGAGCGAGCTCCAGAAGGCCAACATGAAGAAGCAGACCGGGACCATCGTCCTGGTCGGCAATCCGCTGCTCGTCGCCGGGCAGACGGTGACGCTCGACGCGGGCTTCGGCAAATGGGCCGGCCCCTACGTCATCCAGCAGTCGCGCCATTACATCGCGCGCAACGGCGGTTACACCACCAGTATCGAGATCGCCCTGGTCGAGCCCAAGGGCAAGGGCGGTTCCAAGTCTTCGCCCTCGCAGCAGGGCAAGACCGCCGCCGGCGCAAAGCCGGCCGGCGCCGAGCCGCGCGCCCAGGGGCGCTATCCGACTGGAGGCCAGTGATGACGGGATCTGACTGATGGCGGGCGCGGCCTTCAAGCGCGGGGAAGTGGTGCTCAACGACTATGAGGGCGGGCGTTCGCGCGTCCGCGTCGAGGACGAGGACGGCTCGCAGAGCTATTGGCTCGCCTGGAACATGGGCGGCGCCGGCGCCAACAAGATCTACAACGCCCCCGACATCGGCTCCCAGGTCAACTGCCTGCTCGACGCCAACGGCGAGGATGGCGTGGTGCTGGGGGCGCGCTATTCGAAGAAGGATGGCACCCCCACGCAAAACGGCCGGGAGATGAAGGCCCTCATGGAGGGCGGCCTCGATTTCACCTACGACAAGGGGTCGGGGCTGCTGATACTGAAAGCGCCTGGCGGCATCATCATCATGGCCGCTGGGTGGAAGCGGAGAAGGATCTCGCCGAACTCTTTCGTCTTTCCGATAAATTCAAGTTACCAG